TCTGCTCAACCTCTTTGACTCCAAACTCGCCTTCATCCTCTTGGACGATTTCGTAGAACCGAAGCTGAGTCAGAACGGGCGCGCCGTTTACTACGGCGCTGCGCCAGCCAATGACACGCTCTGGTTTGATCATCACCACGTAAGGGCGCACGCCTGCCTGGATCTCATCGGCGCGGGTGCGCAGACCATCTGCCTTCGGGAAGTCCACCAGCGCATGACATAGCCCGTGCGACAGTGCGACCTTGAAGAAGTCTTGAGCCCAGACCTGAAGGTTGTTCCCTTGCTGGTCAATGTTCTGGCACTGCTCTTCGATCTGCTCCGGGGTGTCCTCTCCCATCACGATCGGTTCGGCAAACACGCGCCCCGCCATGTTCTGGACGGTTTCGCTGAACGCAGGAAGAAGCGTCGACAGACCAAGGCGGACCTTGTACGACTCAGCATCTTCCTTCGGCCACTTGGGCAGGAACTTCTCGCTCGCGGCGCGCATGGCCTTGGTTCCGCCGAGCAGCGAATCGACGATATTCCAGTCGCGCCGCATTGCCTCAACTGCCGGCAGTGCTTTGCTTGGGTCGTTGCTCATGCGGTCAGATCCTGAGGGTTTCGGTTGTGGCAGTGCGTTTGACGATTGGGAACAGCATGGCCAGCGGGTAGCCGGCGGCGTCGATCACGTGGTCGATCCCGCTGGACTTGTCCGGCATGCCGTTTTTGTCATAGGCCTGCTGTTCCAAGCCATCTGTGAGGTGCGGGCATCGGTGCGTGTTGACCTTGAGCCGGCGCTCGCCCTGCCCGTTCAGGATCAGCGCATTGACTGCGTTGACCCGGTCGGCAATGGCGGGGTTTGTACTGTTGACACGAACGACCAGCCCGGCGGCCTTGAGGATCGATAGGTCCGACTCGCTGGCGTTCTTGCTGCTGCTGTTCTGACCGCTGGCGTCGGGGAACACCTGAACGGCGTGGCCCCTGGACTTGAACCGCTCGACCAGTATCTGGGCCATCTGCGGCGTATCGCGGCCATCGGTGATCTCGTCCACCGCAATGGGCAGACCGTGGCGCATCACGTAGATAACGGCGCTCATGTGAAGCCTGTTGAAGTCCATCCCAACGATGATCGGCTCGCGCTCGGCCAGGGTGGCGTCGGAGTGGTTCTTCTTGCGGTCGAAGTCCGGGTAGACCGACCCTGACGCCAGGTTGGTGAACTGCCCCTCGATGTACGCCTCGATAAGCGCCGCGGGGTAGCTCTCCAAGAGCGTCTGCACGTAGTCATCAGGCAAGAACGGGTTCGTATAGGTCGCAGCCTGCACCATCACATAGCCAGGCTTTGGATTCCGGCCCCAGGTGTCGTATACGAACTGGTAACCCTCTGGCGTGGAGTAGGCAGACACCCGGTTCATGGGGTCCGCTACGCCTTCCGGCTTCTGCCGGTTCCGCGCGATGATCTTTTGCCAGGCCAGCAACGCCTGTTTCTTCTTTAGCGTGTCGATCTCGTCGACGTGAGCCCGATAGGACTCATAACCGATGATCCGGGCCGGGTTTTCCAGCGTCCTCATGACGAAGTCGCCGCACTGGCCGGAGCTGGTGTAGATGATGTTCTCTTGCTTGTTGTACTTGTACCGGATGCCCAGGTCGGACAGCTTCTCTTCCATGCGAGGCGCCAGGATCAGGCGCACCAGGTCATACGTTGGCTCGTACAGCGCGATCAGTGCAGTGGTGGCCGACAGCGCGTCCCTTACTGCGCAGTTCGCCAGCGTCTCGGTCTTGCCCGTGCCGAACCCGCCCACAAAGGCAGGATACTTGGCGGTCAGCTGGAAGAACTCAGCCTGTGGCTCCGTCATCTGGAGCTTTAGGACTCGACCTTCCACTTACTACCTCGATTTCAATCTTGGTCACCGCCGGCTGCGGCTCATGGCCTGCTTTCAGGGCGGCCAACTCAACGCGGCGTTTCTCGATCTCAATGCGCTTCAACTCGGCATCAAGATCGGCATGGCCTTTGGGTGTGAACATCCCCAGGTGGCGCGCTACAGAGTCCAGGGCGCCCTTCTTATCAGCGACCTTGTACTTCTTGGTGTAGCCGATGAACACGCGCTCATCACCATAGCCTTCGTACACGTCCTGCAGATCGACTCCGGCCAATGCCGCGGCTGTGTCGTCATCCAGTTCAGTGATCGGCTTAGGCGTGCCGTCTGCGTTGAACAGGTTGCGTGGATCGAAGAAGGCGATGCGGGCGTACTCTTGCAGCACCCGGTCTTGCGTGATCTGCGTCCTCTCCGAGCGGGCACTCATGCTGCTCGTGAGCGCAGCTTGAACTTCAACATTTCTCAACAGCCTTTCGCCTTGGGAGGCTGCAGTCTTTGCGCTGTACTTGGCTCGAATGGCAGCCTGCGTGGCGTTCAAGTCAATCAGGTATTCGTCAACGAATCGCCGCTGCTTGGGTGTGAGCGCCATAGGTCATTGCCGTTAGCCCTTGGCCGTGAACGGCTCAGGTGAAAGATTGAGCTTGATGACCTTGGAGATCATTGCCGCGACCTTGTCGTAGTCCGGCTCCATACCGGTCAACCAGGCGAACAATACGCAGGCGTTCAGGTACGGCTTTACCCACCAAGCAAAGCGCACGGATGCTCGGATTTCGACACTGGCCATGTGGATTCTCTTACGCATTCATCTCTGCCCGCACCTGAGCGATCAGCTCATCGCTTAGACGATCCGAGTAGATGCGAATCTCGGTGATGTAGCCGTTCATCTGTTCCGTATACGCACCGCGAGCGCCGATGCTGATGGCGACAGAGCCGTTATATACGGCTCCCACTGCGGTGGGGTCTGTCTTCAGTGCGTTGTTCCCGGCAACCACAGAACCCGATGCAGCGATATCGCCGTCGCGGTAACCGTAGATTGTCTGCCACGTACTTAGGGGAACCGTGCCGTTCAACTCAGCGGGAACACCGGAAACGCCGGCATTGAACGAGACGAACCGAGAGCTCTTTGTGCTCGACACGCCACAGTGCCAGCTACGGACGTTCCCGCCGCTGTCCTGGCAGACCATCGTTGAGTTGTTCGCGGAGGTCGGTGCAGTACTGAACAGGGCTTTGACGAACACTGTTATGTCAGGCGATGCGGCTATCGGCGCCGTGTTCATCAAGCTACCGGCCATCAGGAGTGCCGGGAGGCCCGCAACGCTGTTGTAGCCCCGAGGCTGCCTGGACTCAGTAGCTTGCGAGGCTACTACGCCATTCACCCTGCCAGTCCATGACGGCACCCGGGCACCATCGATCGTTACCGCATCACGCGCTAACCACTGATCGATGAGCTTGTCTTGCGCGACTATCCCAGCCTTCCAGACTTGGGTGCTGCCCTTGTACACGCGCGCCACAGGGCTGCCGCCTAGGTAGATCCGGTTGGCTTCGCTTATACGGGCCATTAGCCGATGATCACGTAGAGGGTGTTCGAGTCCTTCGTCGGAAGCGCGTCGTATGCGGCCTGGGTCAACTGCGTGACGACGGTGCGAGCGTTCAGGTCAGCAAGCGCAGTGGTCAACCCAGTGATGGTGCTCTGCGCCTGCGTGCCGGTATGTGTCGACCGGTCTCGCAGCGATGAATCCGAGGCGTTCTTGGTGGCTTCAGCGGCTATCCCGTCAAGCTTGATCTTGTCGGCATCGCCGAACGCGTTGGTATCCGGCTCACACTCATACAGGGCCTTGATTTGCGCGCCGGTGAGGGGCGACGCGGGCGCGGCCTGTGCAATCCATTCATCATCTGAGGCGTCCCAGATGTACCGGATGACGTCCTGACCTACACCCTCGTCGACGTCGGCATAGTCGCCTGGCTCGCCATCGGCAGGAAGAGATTCGGTCGCGGTAAAGGTGCCGCGGTAGTGGCTACCCTCAATTCCCGCGAGCTTGGCTTTCTCGTCTGCAGTGAAGTTCGACTGAGACAGCCCGTAGCCGTCGATCTTGTCGACTTTGCCCGCGAGTGCTGCGTCGAGCGCTTCAGGCTGCACAGCGCTTTCGGCCAATGCCGCTAAGGCCTCGGTCTCTTCCTCGACAATCGCAGAGACTGCCGCGGCGCCGGTATAGATTCCGTTCAGACGGCCTTCGATCAGGTTGCCCAGATCAGGGCTTACCGTCGCGCCTCCGCCCAGCACGATGCTTCCACCGAACACGGTCTCGAGAACAATCGGTCGCTCAACCCACGACGTTGCGCTATCCGGGTCGAGCTCAACAGCGCCGAGCCCAAGATACGTTACCGTCGTCGCGATTTTCACGGCTGCGTCACGTCTTTGATGCACGAGATCGTAAGCGTCTCGGTGCTGATCACCTGGCCCGAGGACAGGGTGTACTCAACATCCAACTGCAGGTCGCCGGTAGGCCAGCTATCCGTGCGCTGTTCACTGGTGAGCATGAACGTACCAGCGGAAGCGCTGATCGGCTCGATCGTCAGGGTTTCAACCAGGGTCGATCCCTTCTTCACCTGAGACGCGATCTCCCAGCCGGTGATGTCCTGCGCGACCTCGTTGATCGCCACGGCACACATCAGCTTGAAGGTATCGCCGCGCTTGTGAACGATGATCGCCATCAGTCGTGCCTCGGCATACGGCGGCCCGTGCCGTATTCAGTGTTGCGACGCTCTTCCCCATCCCAGTCATCAGGAACGGTCCAGATCTTCGCGATATTTCCCCGAGCCCTCACCGTAAGCCACAGGAAGAGCGCATAGAACACCGTGTTGAACCACGAAGCGTCGGCAAATTCCTGATGAAGGAAGATCCTCCCGAACAGGCTAGCTGCCTGCATGCCCGTTACCGAGCAAACCAGAAACGCGATGAAGGAGACGCCTGGGCGATACCTGGAACATGGCTTTGGTCGATACAAAAGACCGACAAAGCTGCAGATCAGCAGGCAGAGACATGCCTGGACGATGGCGCTCATGGTGTACCTCGACCAACGAAACGGTTGACCACCCACGACATCCATTTTGGTGGACGGCCAGTCTGGAAGGTTTCAAGGATGCTGAGGGCGATACCAACGCAAACCAGACCGGATGCAAATCCTGCCATCCCACTGGTCTCCATCCACTTCTTCCCTAACACTTCAGCCGCACCGAAGTAGCCACCGATCCAGCCTGCGACCAAGTAGGCGAATTTCCGCCACAGGGTTTCGTCACGAGCAGCCCAGACATACAGCCAGGCTCCACCAAACGACCCAACGAGAGCGGACAAGTCCAGTTCAGGGAAAGCCTTATGGATGCCCAAAGCACCGACCGCGCCGAGCACGCCCAGCGATGCGGTAGTGGTGGGCTCGCCCATTACGATACTCCGGAAACGAAAAAGCCCCGGCTTTAGGGGCCAGGGCTTTCGGGTGACTTCTTTGACGATGGAGAAATACTAGCACTACACGTGCGGGAAGGCAATACGTTATAACAAAACGCTACGCAGCGTCTTTCATCTGCGATATCACGATAGAAATCGGCTTTAGCGCCGCCCTGTCGATATCACTACAGACGTCCATCATCATCGTGATTACGGGCTGCCAGTCGCGGTCCCAAGCGGAGCTGTTCAGTTCAACTCCGTACACATCGAGTAAAGCGCC